ATGGCAATCTCTCCAGCGTGTGAATGCCGCCGTAGCCATGCAGGCGGCAACCAGAACCGGCTCGTAGTTCCACTGGGTTTTCACCCGTGCCCTGGTCCGGCATAGGCGCGGATGAGTCTGAACGCCCTAGCGTGAACATAGCTGGCGCTCCGGTTGTCTGCGCTCCAGTTATTGTCTTCTTGTCAGCGTAGCCTCGTATTTTGGTTCCTACCCCAGCCCACAAGCGGCGAGGCTCATTGAACAAAGCTCGCAGTTCCGTCATCATGGGGCAGCAGTGGTGAAGGTTCCCACGCTGCTGTAGGTTGTGCCAACACTATTGGTGGCATAAGCGGCATAGGAATAGCCCGAAGTGTGTGTCAGTCCGGTGGCATTTACGGTGAACACACCTGTGGTGCCCGTGCCAGCTACATTCGTCACTCCGGTGCCGCCAAGCTGCGGGGAAGCGTTCGCTGCTGTAAGTGAATACACCACGCCTCGTGCAGTCACCGTGGCACCGCCATCGCTGGTGACATTGCCCCCCAAATCGGCATCGGCATCTGTCACGTTGGTGCTAGTAGGTGTCGTCACTGTTGGAGCTAGAGCTAGCGTGGTGAAGGTTCCAACCGGACCGTAAATCCGCACTCCGCCAGGGATCAGCGCCCACGGCTTGAAGCTGTAAGCACTGATAGAAGTCAATCCCGTGACCGCCACGGTGAACGCTTCAGAAGTGTCACCGCTGGCAGCGGTCGTTACCCCTGTGCCAGCATCTTCCGGGTTGGCGTTAGTAGTAGTCAGAGCGTAACATACTCCAGTGTTTGACACAGTAATTTCACTTTGAGTAGCAAGCGTGCCGCCCAACGTGGCACCTGTAGCGGAGAGTCCGGTGCTAGTGGGAGCTGTGACCAACGCGGTCGTCGTAAAGGTGCTCAATGGCCCATAGGCCCGCACACCTTGACTTGTCAGCGCCCAAGGCTTGAAGCTGTACGCTGTGCTTGGCCTCAAGCCTGTAACCACGACGGTAAACATACCCGTGGTGCCCGTGGTGCCTGCGGTGAACGCAGTAACCGCCGATTCTGACACGGCTGACATTGTGACCGTCAAACCGTTGGCGGAAATGGCGGTGATCGTGGTGCCATGGGGAATGCCCACCTCAGCTATTGGCTGTCCAACGAACAGCCCTGGCTGAGCAGTCGCAAGGGTAAGTGTGGCCGAGCCAGTGGTGTTGGTGACACCCGTGACAAACACAGCGCCCGTCGTGCCAAAGGTGAATGTGCCCACGCCAGCGATAGGCGAACCAGTGAGTACCACAGTGGTGCCGTTCGTGACAGTCGAAACAGTGCCGGTGTAACCAGGGCTGGTGACAGTCTGCCCGGCAAACATGCCCGTGGTGCTGCTTACCACCAAGTTGGTCCCTGTGACGGTTCCCGCAAACTGCTGCAATGGGTTGACAGTGACAGTTATGGCGACGGCCACTGACGCCAACGTGTTGCCCACTTCTGGGTTATCGTCCTGCGCTGTCCGCGCAAAAACCACGCCACGAGCCGCGATGCTGCCATTGGTGTCAGTCGCCACAGTGCCCCCCAGGGTTGCCAGTGTGTAGGACAGTGAGCCACTGGTGGGTGCCGTCACGCGGGTGATGATCGGACGCAGCGCCGTCACACGGCGACGACTCCACCCGCCCAGGACTTCGCGCTGCCGGTCATCTACGACCAATTCTTCGGGCCAGTCCGTGTAATTGGTCGCGTCGTCTGACAGGTAGGCGAAGCTGTAAACAAATTCGATGCCTCCATTCCAGATACTAATTGGCGGTTCCAAAGGCACCACGAGATTTATCGCTCCATGAAGACAGGCATCCAAATTCAGGTTGCCGACTGAATGCCAGTAGAGCTGAAAGCCACTTGCAACACTAACCCCAATTTCATCGTTAAGCCCACGGTCAATCATCGGCTCGTAGGAGGGAATGGTGAACGGCGTTGGCGAATAAAACTCCTCGATCAGCATGAGTGTCGGCCCCTGATACGCCTCTTTGTAGCGTGGCCGTGCAACTTGTGAATCATCCGACAAGCGCTTGTACGTTTCAATCCGAAGCAATACCTTCGGCCAGAACATACTCGGCTCCAGTTCGCGATAAGTTCGGTACGGAGTCTGCGCCTGCTCATTGGTCAGCGGCGGCGCAAAAATAAACCGCCGCTGCAATTCCCCGGCTTTTTCGGCGTGAATGAGCAAATAAGCATCCAGCGGACTGATGACTCCACAGCCATGGGTGATCCAGGCCGGGCATTGGGCAAACGTCGTGGGCGTCGCGAGGAAGTCCGGGATGTCCACGTCCCGGTCAGATTCTTTCGCCACAATTGCGAACCCGCGCAAAGTCGGGTTTGGCAGATCCACCCAATCGAAGTTTTTGCTCATTGCAGCGTGTTCCAGCGCGGCCCGAAAGTCCGAACTGCGGCGTGGAAAAGTTTGTTCTTGCGCGGGCGACTGCCTTCCGTGGCATCCAGGAGGTCGCGGAACATCTGGTGGACCTCGGCAGACTCCATCTGCCCGGCGAAGGTGGTCTGGGTGATGCGGACGCGGGTATCTCCCAGTAACACCGCCGGATATTCCGGCCGTCCGATGGTCTCCCCTGCGATGAGCATGCCTTCTCGCTCGCAGCCGATGTCATGGGCCAGCGCCGCCGCCCGGTGGAGACCGTCCGGCGTGTAGCCCATGAGGCCCCAGCAGAGCCGGGGCACGCTGGCAGCGTCGAAGCCGTAGTTCTGCCGCGCCAGGATTAAAATGCCGTTGTATTCCAGCTCCCACTCGGTCTGCACCCGATACCACGGCTTCCCCCACAGGAAGCCCGCGTCCCGAAGTGGGCGTGCGTCCGGCTGATGGTCAGGCGTGATCGTGCGCATAGAAGGAGGGATAACGATTAGCTGGCTTGGGTGAAGGTGATGCCTGCGGCCACACGGGAATGCGCCACCGCAAACCAGGAGGTGCCGTCCGACCAGACCGTGACCATATCTCCCGCCACAGCCTGACCATCGGCAAAGGTAATGGTGTCATCCGCCGTGCCGGTGTCGCCGGCGGCATCCGCCGCGCACACCTGCATGCCTTTGATCACATTGGCCGAGCTGGTCGTCACCACCGTGTAGGAGGCCCCGGAAGGAGCCGCCACCACGATGAAAGTGTAGCGCAGCCCCGCCGCCGGAGCAGGCAGCGTGCTCACAAATTCGGTGGCTGAATTGAGCAGGAAGGTTTTTCCGCTCTCCGCAGCCGTGATGGCATTGGTGGCCGTGGTGTTCTCCGTGAGTTCCACCACCGGCATCCAGGCAACGACTCGCCACTCGGTGCCGTCCGCATGCAGGACGACGCCCGCATACTGCACCGCCAGCGTCAGGCTCGTCTGCCCATCAATCGTCTGGCTGCCGTAGGCATCAACCGTAACGGCATTGACGGTGCTATCGCTCTTTTTGATGACAAGGTAGGGATAGGCCTTCGTGCTCACCGGAGGCAGAGAAACCGTGAAAGCCGCCGAGGTGGCGTTTGCCAGAATCGTGTGATCTTCACGGGTTGCCGTGTAAGCCGCCGTGACCGTCTTGGACGAGGCTGCATAGGAGATACCCTGGCGCGTCTGGGTGATGTTGGAGACGCTCTGCCCGGAGGCAGGCACATGGGAAAGCCACAGCAGAGCCGTGGCGAGGAGGAGGGAGGTCAGTTTCATAGTGGTGGTGTTGGGTGCTTTGAAAAAAAGGGTGGGAGGCAATGCATGTGTCAACCGCTCACGTCATCGTGTAATCGACTTCGTGGAGGTCTGCGGCGCTAGCCCAGCTTTGCGCGGTGGGGTCGTAGAAGTAAACGTCGCGGCCAGCAAAGCGGCCTTCGGTTTGAACGATGGCCCACACATAGACGTGGAGGCCGTCCAAGCCTTTTGGCGCACGAGCGCGAAGAGTGCCAATGGCCCATGAGCGGCCTTCGTTTGCCGCGAGCTTCTGCGCCTCATGGACGAGAGCGCGGCTTTGATCCTCGCATTCCCACTTGCCAGCAAACCACGGCATCCACGCCTTACGGCTGGCCTTGTCCACGTCGGCGCGGGTGATGACGCTCAGAGACTCCTTCTGGCCGAGATGCCGGTAGTCAGCACGCTTGCGACCCTGTAGGGCGATGTCGAGAAGTAGCTTAACCGTCGCGCCGTCGATGGCGCTGCGGAGTGTGGCTTTGGGTTTAGGGGAAAAAGGCCACATGGTAGAGTCTAAGGTTCGCTTCCCTTACTCCGGTAGTTCGCGGAATGCGCCAGCCGCCCCTCGATGGTCGAAAGCTCGCGGCGCATGCCGGAGACTTCCGTTTTGAGGTCAGAAATCTGCGCGATGAGCACCGAATGAATCTCCACCTTGGTCCCCAGCTCCTGCACCGTTTTGTTGAGCGCCCGCACCTCAGTGTTCATGGTTTGCATCGCCGCTGGCATCGGCATCAAAGAATTCACCCACCCATAGGCAATTGCCGCTCCTAGCACGAGCTGCCACGGTGTCAGGCCAAAGGCTTTGAGGTTGCGGAGAATGGATTCACTCATGGCACGTCATGGTTGAGAGGCTGCATCCCCATCTCCGCGAGCACGTCCCACGGCTTCAGCGGCTCGGTGTCCTGGTCGTAGGGCTCCACGCGTGAGCCGGGGTATTGCGCGGCGATCTGCTGAGCGAGTGCCAGCTTGTCCTCGGCGAACAACGTCGCCAGCCACCACGCGGACGCAGGCAGTTGGCCGTCTGGCGAGGCCGCAGGCACAAACTCCTGTGCCGCCACTTCTGGCTCGCGGCCAAAGTGAGTTACGAGCAATTCGCGCACCGCCGTCACTTGCGGCGGTGTGCCGCTCACGCGGTCAGTCACCAGGATGGCGACGGTGTAGGGCATCAGTAAACCCCTCCCCAGGTGGCGTTGAGGTTGGCGTGCGCGTCGGTAATCTGGTCAGCAGTCAGCACCGAGGGCCAATAGAGCAAATCCGCCAAGTCATTGCTGCCAAAGACGAGGCCACGCTGGCCGATACGGTTCCAATTTGTCCCATTGCCGAAAACGGTGGTGCTGCCAAAGCTCAAAGTGTTGGCATTGGACTGTCCGCGCACAGCAGCCGTCCCCGACCATGCCGCCGAAAGAACCTCCCAGCCCGTAGTGGTGCTGGGCGCTTCCGCATAACCTCCGCCAGTACCGCCGCGGCCATTGCCAATGAGCACATTCGTCGCATTGCGTCCGTGCGTAGGCAAATAGTCGCTATTTTGCCCAAGCGTTACGGCATTTGTGCCGATGCGCTTCATCACGGCAATGATGGTGTAATCACCCGTTGTCGCAATGCTGGAACCCAAGGTATAGGCATTTGCCACGCCGTCAAACCGCAACACGTTCCGGCCATTCAGCCCATTGGCTCCCGTCTTGAGTGTCGGACGTGCCGACCCCGCCGCCGTGCCGTTGTTGGCTGCGATGGAGTCCGTCAAAGTGCCGATCAAATCGCCATCACTCCCCGTGCTCGGAGCCGTCCAGCGGTTTGTCAGACCAGCGGGAAGCGCGGGCACACTCTGAAACGAGGCTAGGACTTGTTGAGTGGCTCCCATTAGGTCAGTCCGGTGCCGGAGATCATCCAGCGGGTTGAAGTGATTTTGATCGCAGTCGCGATCCCGTTGGCAGCCAGAGTGCGAGAGCCGGTCGTTCCAGCGCCCGCGAGAATGAGTGTATCGCTCGTGATGGTGATGGTAATAACTCCGGCAGAGGTGTCATTGACGAAGGTGATAGCGGTGCCGATGGGGTAGGGAACGTTGGCATTGCTATCAATCGTCCAGGTGCGGGCCGTGGTATCAGCGCCGGGGTGGTAGAGGTGCTTCCCGGCATCCGTCAAGACGGTGGTGTATGCAGCACTCTGCGAGTTTTGCGGCAATGTGCCAATCGCCGCCGCCAGCGCCGCGTTGTCGCCTGGAGCGCCGCCGAGAGTTCCGAACGTCGAAGGTGTAGGTCCCCAGGGCATAATCAGAAAGTTTTGCAGGTGAAGGTTTTCCCGGTCGTGGCGCACAGCACGCTCATCCGCCCATGAGGCACCACGCCACCAGGCCCAGGCAGGTAAAAACTGCCACCCGCCGGCACCGGCACGCCGTTGGCGACCGTCGCGTCGGTGTCCCAATCCAGATACATCACCGTGTCGGAAGTGTTGAAAAACTCGAACCCATACCTGGGTTGCTGCTCGGCGGTGTAAACATTCTGCGCGGTGCCACCGGCGGCGCTGCTGCCGCTGCGGTTCTGGGCGGGGACGTGGGAGATGGTCAGCATGTCAGTATCCTCGTTTGGTGTAAATTTTCGCCCGCTGGCTGTGGCCTCGATTGGTGCTGCGGGACGCCAGTTGGCCGACACCGTGCTGGTAATTCTGGAGTGCGATGACCTGGTCAGCCGAGCCGATCCACAGCGCCGTGCCAATCATGCCGCGCTCACACATCGCCACGAGCGCCTGCTCCTCGCGGGGCAGCACGGGCAGTTCGGTGGTGCTGGCAAATAGAGTTGCGTAGTCGCCCGCCGTGACGGTCAGCGCAGACGGCCACAGACGCCGCGTGTAGAGCAGGGAATACACCGCGTCAGGCTGCGGCCACAGGCGCAGCAGGTAAAGCGGCGTGGCCCCGCCCGTGATGCCGTTCAAAGGTTCGATCCACCAGCGCTCCGGCTCGCCGACTTCCAGAGCCAGCACATCCTCGGGCCGCTGGTGCTCTGGACGCCCATGCAGCAATTCCTTGGCTCCCGTCTCCCACACCAGCGTCACCTCGCCGTCCACGGCATCCTCCAGGCTGCCCAGCAGGATGGCATCCGCCCGCACTTCGAGCGTCGTGCTACCCGTGGCACCTTCATGAGCAAAAAGCAGCGTGTTCAGCGCCTGGAGGCGGTTGTAGCGGCTGCTGTCATTCCCCACCACGACCGTGCGACCGAGAAAGTTCGCCTGCTCGTCCCAGGCAACAGTGAATCCTTTGCTTGCTGCCGTCGCCCCGATGGTCTTGGACTGCGCCGCTCCCAGCCGCTCCGTCTTGGCCTCGGTCTTGCGCAGGTCCGGCAGCAGATCCACAAACTCCGCCAGACCGGCGTTCGCCGCACGCACCAAGGCCGCCTGCTGCAACGCGCTCATGGCCGACGGAACCTTCGAGAGGTTCTGGGACATTTGCGTGAACAGTTGGGCGATGGTCATGAGGAGCAGCAGGAGCATGGCAGGGTTACTTGGCCGCAGGGGGCGGCGTGACTTTTTTGGGAGCCGGGGCATTCCGCGCCGCTTTGGCCGCACGTTTAGCGGCCTGGGCCTTCATCACTGTGTTGCGGATGTTCGCCGGATCGACGGCAGGCGGGGAGGGTTGCGCCACCGGCTCTTGTGGAGCCGGGGCGCTTTCCTCAACCAACATCGGACTCGCCCCCGAGTCCTCAGCCAGAGATTCGTCTGGCTCGTCGATAGCCGGAGCTTTGTCAACGAGCACCCCGGGACAGGCCGCTCGGGCTTCGTCCTCAGAGGCAAAAGGAATGACCAGAGAGACATCAGACTCCCAGGCTTGCGACGCGCCCATATAACAGGCCTCGTCGCCTTCGTAGTTCACCAGCACAAAGCCGTCGCCAGACGGTTCCAGGGTGACTTTGGGCAGGTCAATGACCGGCGCAGGTTTGGCGGCACGCAAAGGTTTTGCCGCCGGTGCCTCGACAGGCGCAGACTCCGCCACCTCGACCTCGACGAGCTTGGCGATGGGCTGCACTCCATACAGACCTTTGCCTTCCCCGAGCAGTTTCGGAGCCACACGGTTGAATTCATCGACGGACAAAGCCCGGCCTTCATATGCCAGCACGTTGTCATGCTCCGGGCAGCGCCGGAAGTCCCGCACACGCGCCACACTGCGCGATAATGACGGGGGAAAGTGAATGAGGCCAAGGACTTGCTTCATAAAAAAGGGGCAGGGAAAAGAGGGAGGAGGAAGAGAGAAAAAAGGGGGCAAAGTGGGGAACCCGAAGGCTCCCCACCTTGCCGAGGGATTAGGCATCAATGATGCCCGGATAGAAGATCGCGTGTTTGATCACCGCGATGGCCGGCTTGTTCCCGCGAGTGTCCTCGCGGAGGCACTGCCCGAAGACGCTCTCGATGTAGCGCTCCTGGACGAAGTTTCCGTTCTTGCTGTCTTCCTGGCGCTGGTTGCGCACCGAGCCGTAGCCGCGATACGCCGCTTGGCGGTAGAGGAAGAGTGTGGCACCGAGGGAGACACCCGCTGCGTTGCACAGCGTCACCAGCGAGCCTTCACCGTGCGTCACGGTGTGCTTGTTGGCATCCCACGTCACCTGGCCCACCGTCTGGTAGCGCTGACCGGAGTCGGTGGCACCCAGACGAGCGGAGGTCGTCATGATGTTGCCATCGTTGGTCGTGATTTCGTAGATGCACCACTTGCCAGGGTCCGTGGCCGCGTTGGGCGGATTGGTGATGCGGACGTAGAACACGTTCGCCGTTGCCGCGTCCTCACCCAGGGCCGTGAGGTCCCAGCAGATTTCGGACGTGGCAGACAGGGTGTCTGCCGTGCGGGTGCCCTGACCTGGACGCCAGCGGAAGGCAAATTTGGGGAAGTATTTGAAATACTTCTTCTTGGTCTTGGCTGCCGAGGTGGCGTTGCCGCCCCCTTTGATTTGCAGGGCGGTGGTGCCACCAGCGACGGCGACTCCGAGCAGCGCCTGCGGATTTAGGGGAGAACCCACCGCGCCTTCGATGTCGCCACGCAGCGGCACGTATTCCTTGATGAGGTGACCGTCCACATTGGCGACGCCGCCCTTCCACAGCAGGTTGTCCCGGCCTTGCACAAAACCCGTCTGGAGGTTCTGGCGATAGATTGGATCGAGCTTGAGGCCATAGGTGGCGTTGTCCGTTGCGAGAACGACAGCACCCCAGATGGAATTTTTACCTTCACGACCGATCACCGCCGGCTGGCCGCCGAGGGGTTTCAGAATCGCACCACCCTTGACGATTTCGTCGTAGGTCAGGCCGTCGCCGGCGCTGATGCTGTCCTGGCTGGAAGCCGTGTAGAAGTGGTTGGCCGCGTTGGTTTTGTGCAGCATCGTCATAAGCATGCTGTGGCACTTGTACTTGCCCAGCCAGCGCCCGAGCTTGATCGGGATCTTGCGCTTGAGCTCGCCGAGCAGGCCCATGATCTCGCCGGAACGCTTCGTGAAGCGCGTCGCATGACGCACCCAGTCCACGGTCAGCTCGAAGTCGTTGAAGATTTCCTCTTCGAAGTCGTCTTCGTCCTCGAAAATTTCATCTCCCTGCTTGCCCTCGTCACCGTAGTCGGAGGTGACTTGGAACTTGATGGTGGTGCCAGCGCCGGCGCTGGTTTCGGTTTTGGTGGTGATGATGGCGTCTGCGCCACCTTCCATTTGCATGAGCGGATCTTCTTCCGCTTCTGCGAGGTCAATGCCCGCTGCCCAAAGGACCTTCGGGTCCATCTGAGCAGAAAGTGAGTCGCCCGTGTTCGGGCCGGATTCTGAGTAAGCCATATGATTGTTGTGGGATATGGCACCCCTTCAAAGTGAGGTCCGCTACGCTGCTGCCATGCGTTCCACGAGCTGTTCGAGTTCGTGGAGCGATTGCGGCTGGTAATTCGTCCTGCCCTGAAAGGCTGCCGGGTTGCCACCTTGTTGGGTGGCGAGGAGGGCAGCTCCTACGGGGACGTGTCGTGAAACGGGGGGAGGCGTGGACTTGGTCGAAGATGGAGAAACCGGCGTGGCAGGAGCCACGGACGACGGTTGGATGGCGAGTTCGCCGGCTGCCTGCGTGAAATACAGCAGCACCGAGTTCGGGCTGTGGTAGATTGCTTGCATGGCCGGGTCCTGGCTGTCGCGGTAGCTGGCCTGGATCTCGGCGGCGCGTTGGTGCAGTGCGCTGGCCGGATCAGCGGCATTCGCATGAGCAAACATCCCATGCACCTGCGCTTCCGTGGCCTGCCACTGCTGCATGAACGTCTCTTGCGCGGCGGCCTGCTGCGTCACCGCCTCGGCCTCCTCGCGTTGGGACTCCGCCATCGCCTGGCTAATCTCCCGGTTCAGCCGGTTCACCTCGCGCAGCGCCGCTGCCTGGCCTTTGGCATCAAAACCTTCAGCCGCCTGCTCAAAATTGGCCGTGGCCGCTTCGAGTTGCTGCGTCAGCTCCGCCAGACGCCCGGTGGGTTCAAACACCACAGGCTCAGGCTGCACATCCGCTGCAACATAACCTGACGCAGCCGGAGCCGCGTCAGTAAGGCCAAGCATCTGTTTTGCCAGAGTCTCAGCCTCACCAAAGGTCATCTTCCCGCCACTCTGCCGCGATTCTTTGAAAAACCGGGCCGTGTGGAAGGAAAGCTCGTCATCGGTGGGCACCTTGAGCCGGTTGGGCAGCTTACCTGGAGCCAGAATCCCCTCCTCATGCTCCTCGCCGGGCTTGACCTCGGGCGGAGCAGCCGCAGACCCCAGGTCTTCGGACTCGATCACCTCGCCGTCATCCGGCAGGCTCTCGATGTAGCGCTCATACGCATTTGCATCCATCTTCGTGAAGTCCACGCCCCCTCCCGCTCCAGCCTGCGTCTCCAAAGTCGCTGCCGGTTGATTTGCGTTGGGGTTGGGGGTGGCGTTGTCACCCGTCGGAGGGACGGGCGCGGACGTGGGTGCTCCTGCGACAGGCTGGACCGTGTCGGCGTGGGGCGGGGGGGCTGCATGGGTTAATACCTCAGACATGCCGCTGATGGGAGGCAGCAGACACCCCAACTGTCAACCGGGTTTTGTTGCGACAATCACCGCATGCCCCGCTGCCCACGCTTCGCCGCCAGCTCCCGCTGCCGCTGCTTCTCACGATACACCGGCTCCGCGTTCCGTGTGACCTCCGCCCGGAAAAGCGTCGCACCGTCAATCGTTGCCAGCGCGATGCACAGCGCCAGCACCCAGTCATCATGCTTGCCTGGTGCCGCCTCCTCGCGCCCGGATTCCGTGCGGATGAAGTTCTCCAGTTCGGCCAGAATGAATTCCGCCGGGCAGTCGATGCCGCTGCCTTGCACATCCCACTCGCGAATCGCCGCCGCCAGCCGCTCAATGCACCAGCCACGCATGCCTTCGCCATCGGTGCCGCGTGTGAGGAATCCAAACTTCTTGGTCGGCTTCTGGTCCTCTTTGTCTGTTGCTGCACGCTCACGCTCGTAAAGGTGCGCTCCGCGATCCCGCAGCGCCCGGATGAAGCCCTTGTCGTAGTTCACCTCCGGCACAATCAGGCACCCGCCATAGTAGCGGGCCAGTCGCCACGCCATGTCTGCCAGTACGAGCTGGTCCACGCGGCAGTTCGGTTTGATCGTCGCCACCACCTTGGGCGGCATCCAGCAGCCCCGCTGCGCACTCATGAATCCCTGACGGATCACCAGCACCGTCTGGCAGTCCCGGTCCCCGCCCTCGGTGACTTCCTCACCGGCCGCCAGATCGGCCGCCAGTAGGTAGCGATACCCCACCTTCGGCGGCTCCCAGACGTAGTAGCTCGCCTCACTGTCCTCGCGCACGATGCGTGGGACGTAGTGTTTCCGGTCGCCGCTCGGATTCTCCAGGATGATCCGCCGCAGGGCGTCCCGCTGCTGCTCCGCCGCCTCGCGCAGCTTCCGCAGCCCAATCCGGTTAAATCGACCCGGCAACGTGCTCTTGAAGCCCGCCTCGGGGGTGGTTGGAAACTCCCGGTCCCGGTTGTCGGGATCGCGCTGGCATTCGTTGATCAGAATATCCCGCCAATACTTAATTTGCTCGGCTTGGAGGTTGTAACGCTTGATCATCTGCTGCTCAGCCGATGCTTCTTCCTCCGAAATAGCACCAATCCCAGCCATGATGTCAGCCCGCTCCTGCTCGGAATCACAGGCAATCCATGAGTCGGCGAAAACAAACCAAGGAGCGAAAACCTTGATCCATCCGTTCCCGCGCTTGCCCCGCTTGAAGTCCTCAAAGCTCACCGCACCGGGCACATTCTTGTCTTTGTCGCCTACCCATTTGTTGTAAAATTCACCAAAGCCGCCTTTGACGGTCGTCTCCATGATCACCAGCGTTCCGGGTGCTTTCGGCACACAGTTCTGCACGCCGTTGAGCACCTTGGGTGCATTCGCAACCCCTTGTTCTGCCCAGCGTGCCACTTCCGTCAATAAGGCCACCTGGAACGTGCCGGACCGTCCCGCGTTCGGGTCCTGGGCCGTCTCCCATTGCCAGGCTGAGCCATTACCGAATTCAGCCGACTCAGCATTCACCGTTCCGCCATGCCCCCAGTCAAAGGTGTCACGAGCGTGGTAATGATCGAAAATCCCCCACAAATTAGCAACCTGCTTGTATTTGCCGCCCATCAGCAGGCAGTTCGACCGTTGCCGCCGGCTCCACCAGTAGGCCAGCGCAAGAGTCCCCGTCGAGCATCCCTTCTGCCGAGGCTTGTAAACGAGCAGCCTGCATGGCTGTTTGTTTTCCAGGCACCATTGCGCGATCTGAAATATCCGCTTCTGAAGCCAGTTCGCCTCCAAATTTTTCCCCTCAAAACTCTTGGGGCCATGCTCGACGCCCTCTTTGTCGATGATGTGCCCCTCCGTCTCAAACCACGCCCCCGGTCGGGAGCGCACCACGAGCTGGTCCAGATCCTCATGCGTCTCCTCCCGCATGCCCCGCATCTCCGCCGCATGCACGGACTTCACGGTGGCCGTGCTGGTCAGGTTGTCGTGTGCGTAGTAGGCCATGGGTTCAGCCTCCCGCCGGTGGTTTGGGGCCGCCGCCTGCCATCGCCGCCGCCTGCGCCTCGCAGTCGCGGATCATCTCCAGCATCGCCTGCCGGTATTCCGGGGAGATGAGCAGCTTCTGCCGCAGCTCCTGGATGCCCATCACCGGCCGCGCCTCCTTTTTCTTTTCCCTCTCCCGTGGCCTCCCTTGATGCCACTCGGTCAGCGCCTTGAGCGTCTGGAATTGCGTCGTGAACGCCGGCTTGGAGCCGGTGCAGTTCCCCTCCTTGTCGTAAATCTCCTCCTCCGCCATGAGGAGGCGCTCAAAATGCTGCGTCAGCCTCGCCACCGGAAACACATGCGCCATCGCCTGGTCAAAGTCCGCGCCCTCCGGCACCGTTGTGTAGGCCCTCCGGTTCGAGGGCGGTTTCTCGCCGTCTGCCGTCTTCCCCGTCTCCGAGTCTGGCTCCTTCACACACACACGCACCCGCGCACGCGACTCTTTGGCGGGTTTCACAGGCAAAATACCCGCCACATCCTGCCCGCGCCCCAGCTTCTTCATTACTGCCAGTGCCTCCCCGCGATCCCCCTTCACCGGCGCACAACGGCGGGACGGGAAATGCACCAGCCAAAACGCCCAGGCTGCCAGTTCCGCCTCGGGAGGCGGCACAGCCACCTCCGGCAGGCTGCTTTTTCTCAAATCGTAAAGCCTCACTTCCCCCTTACCGAGAGACGACGGCACCGCCACTGTGCTCATAGGCACAGGCTCGGTGCGGGGTTTGGCTGGGGGCTTCTGGCTCGTTTTCTTCGCCACAATCCCTGCGCATAGGCATCACTCCGCCCTGTTGTCCACCTCTCAGGTCGGCGGGTCTGTTTGATCGTGTTACTCATGGCTTTTCTTCGCCTCCCTCGGTCGGCACAGTTGGAGCGTTCTCGGGAAAAAGATGCTGCGGAGCGTAAGCCCTCAGCCACTTCTCGGCCTCGTCCTGGTGGTTCACCTCGTCGCGCATGATTTCCGCCACCAGTTGCGCGGCATCAGCGAGGGCGGCGGCAGCTTTGCGGGCATGCGCCAACTCCCGGTCATGGTTCCGTTCCCACTTTTTGCGCGCCGCTTCCACTTCGGCGGGGATCATCTCCATGAACTCGATAGACGCATCTTGCGAACACGCAGCACCATTTCCTAGAGCAAGAAGGACGTTGCATAGCGTTCGGCGCAACCGAGAACAAGCCATCTCACCCAACCCATCTTCACAGGGTTCTTCAACGCTTGGTGGCTTCGATTCGGGGTGGATGGAATCGTCGTTCTGGCCCTTCTGTTTTCGGGGCCGCTTTGGACTGCGGAGCGCTGCAAGCGCTGCCGCCTGCTTGTAGGCTGGCAGCGTTTCACCGCGTCCAGCCTCCCAGTTTTGCAGCGTCCGAACGCTGCCGAGGATGCCCGCCGAAATAAGCGGCAAAGCCGCCTGACTCTGGGAGAGTCCGGCGGCGGCCCGTGCAGCTTGGAGTTGATCGGCGAAGGTCATGCAGGCAACGGCTCGTATGGAGTTGGTCGTGTTCATGGTAGTCATTCGCTCGCCGTGGCATGGGTGTCAAAGCCCGCCGGAGGACCGTGGTGACTGGATTGACCGGAGTGAACAGACTCGCTGAGGCTCGCTAGTTGCCGAGCTAGGTCGGGAAGTTCATCGAACAGCTTCATTTGCTGCTCATCGGCTTTCACAAGGTCGGACCAGCGCCAGTTGCGCCCGAGTCCGATAGCTGTTGTTGCCGTCGTCGCGTTGCTCTCCATCGCTACGGCGC